TAGCCTTACGCTATTATAAGCAGGCAAAGAAATTTAAGGACACAAAACTAGAGAATCATTGGTTGGCAAAATACAAAGCTCTTGGAGGAACAACTCAAGGAATGAAAACAAGTATTAAAAAAGGAGAGGTTACAAATGCCCTTCCAAGAGAATACAAAAAAGAATTCCTCGACAAATTAGACGGTGAAGATCGCGAAGTGTTAGAGATGGCTGAAAGATGGTATGAGAATACTTACAACAAGTAATGTATTAACAAAAATGTGTAAATTTGCAATGCGGCCTGAGTTTAGCGGCTTGGTTCAATGAGGTTTTGACTTTCCTGCCGCATTCTTTTCTAATAAAGTCAAATAAAAAAGTTTAATTATGGAAGAAATTTGGAAAGATATTGACGGATATAATGGCATATATCAAGTCAGTAATTTAGGGAAAGTTAAAAGCACTGCTTACGGTAGAGTAAAAATACTAAAGGAGCGATTAAATAAAAATGGCTATGTAAGGACAACCCTATGTGTTAATTATAAAATGACTAGTCATAGAGTACATCGACTTGTAGCCGAAGCATTCATTCCGAACCCTGAAAACAAAGAAACCATAAATCATAAAGATGGTATCAAAACAAATAACAACGTAGATAATTTGGAGTGGGCAACCAGAAAAGAAAATATGTCTCATGCATCAAAAAATGGATTATTAAATATACACACCATTGGTAAATTAGGATGCTTGCACCATTCAAGTATCGGAGTGTCTCAAATAAATAAAACATCCAACAATACAATACATACCTATGGATCTATTAAAGAGGCTCAAAGAGAAACCGGAGTTGATAAATCAACCATAATAAGAGTATGTAAAGGCAGACAAAATACCGCTGGGGGTTTTAAGTGGAAATATACCAATGAACAAAGATAAACATAAAATTCAATTAGAGATAGAAGCCGCTAAAATTGGCGTAGAGTGCTTTAATAGCTTTTATTTTTTCTTTCGAACGTTTTGGGATTGTATGTCGGGGGATACTTATATTGATTCTCCACACATTAAATTTATCTGTGACAAGATTCAATATTTTGCCATGCCTGTTCTTCGCGGAGAACCATCAATGCAAACGATAATCATTAATGTTCCACCGGGCAGCAGTAAATCAACAATCGCCACTATCGCTTTCCCTATGTGGGTATGGTTGCGTGCGCCATACTTAGCATCAACAAACGTCTCTTATTCGGCAACTCTTTCTGAACGTCACGCAAAGAAAGCTAGAAATATCATCGATAGCGAAAAGTGGAAACTATTGTTCGACAATATATTCCTTCTTAAATACGGAAAGAAGCTTGAAATAACTACTGAGAACGTCAAAGGAACCGAGAATAATTTCAAAGGTGAAAGGTTTGTCGCTTCGGTAGATGGTAATATTACGGGGAAACACGCAGACTTCATCATTAAAGATGATATGCAAGATCCATTACAGGCCAAGTCGGACACAATGCGCGAACACGCTAATATTTGGGATGAAGAAACATTGACATCTAGGCATAAAAACCAACGCTGTTATCTTGATATAATCATAGCCCAGAGATTACATGAAAACGATTTATGTGGATATACGCTAAAGAAAAACCTTTCAATATATCACATTTGCTTGCCTTCAGAAATAACAAACACGTCAACTGTATTACCCGAAGAGGCAAAAGCAATCTACACCGACGGGATCCTTGACCCTTACAGAAGGCCAAGAGAGGTTCTTGACAACCTAAAATCAGCAGGAGGAACAGCTACCTATACAACGCAATATCTTCAGATGCCTTTTAATCTCGAAGAACAAGATATTAAACCTTCGATGTTTGAAATTATTGATTCCGTCAAAGATGATCTTGTTTTTGACCTTTGGATTGATGGCGCCTACACAGAAAAGACAGAGAACGACCCAACAGGCATTGACTTAATAGCACGTGATGGAAATAACATCATTTGGAAGGATTCTTGGGATGTTTGGAAGAAGCTACCTGACTTACTAGCTTTCGTTAAAGAACTTGCAGAAACGGGCGTATTTGATAAAGAAAAGGGGCGTATATTCATCGAACCTAAAGCATCAGGAACATCTCTTGCTGATTATATCGAATTCGAGACAGATTATAACTTTGTAAGAATAGGCGAACACAACAGACAAGAGGCAAAATTAGTCCAAGGAGGAAAGAAGGCTAGACATGAATTAATCAAACCAAAGGCAGAGTCGCACAGGATTAAAGTAATGAAAGGTAACTGGAACGAATCGGCCATAACTCAGATTTGCGGGTTCCCGAGAGCAAGCCACGATGAACACGTTGACAATTTAGGTTATGCTATTAATCATTATTACTTTAATGAGAATACATTTATTGAGCAGGTGTTCTTAGATAGGCTAAGCAAACTCACTATCGACAGTGTAAACTTCCAAATAACATCGAGACAAGAGAGATTTAAGTTTCACGTTGAGTATAAAGAGAATGAAAAAGGAGATGTTCAATTATTCGATTACCCAACGAAATTGCACAAATACCGCTATCTATGTGTTCTTGTGCTAAGAAAAGAAGCAGATCGAGGTGGAGAAACAGTAATAATGATTGTTGACAGGCTAAACCTTAGTGTTCCTGCAATGATTATTACAGATCAATTAACGGCAACAAAAGCCGCAAAGAGAGCTATTGAGCTTGCTTCAATGTACGATATGGCCAAACTTGTTGTTTGTGTTCAAAATGAATACGGCACAGCAGCACCAGAAGAACTTGACATGGGTCACATGGCTATTAAAGAGATCAGATCGATACATTACGATGATCTTTATTCCCGGTTGTCGGTAAATGATATTCAAATGAAAAGAGAACGCGAATATGGTTTTGAGATCAATGCTTCTACAAGGCGTGAGATTTACTACAACCTCAAAGAGACAATCAAGAAGAATAGTATTGAAAACATACCCCTGAAAGTTTTAAACGAGATTTCGTTGATCGAACGCAAGAAGGAAACCGGAGAGATAGAAGCAAAAGAAGGACAACAAATAAATTGTGCCCTTGCTTATTCTGTTGCACTTAAAGTTAGTGCCGAGATGTACGATAAACCAAAAATCAAGAAGGTTAATAAACCTGTGTTTTAGCTGTATTAAAACCTTTACTCGTCCTCTTTGATATGCACGCAAAGATCCACAACCTCATAAACTATCGAAAATAATAACGCTATAGAAACAGTTAATAAAAAACTAGCAATGCCATCACACGTTTTTTCTGATTCACTTATTGCTTTCCAGTGCCAGCCATCGCGTATTATAAAAAACCATGTTTCGACTTGCCAAAATATAATAAAAAGTACAAAAGTAATTTTACTTAAAATTAGTCTAGTTTTTGCTTTCATTTTTTTTCAATTATTAGTTCCTAATTACTTAATTCCCTCAATCACATCCTTAATGTGAGATAAATCATCAACAGATACTTTCAGGTTTGTCAGATAAGCCCCAAAATATCGCATAAACTTGTCTGCTGTGGCCTGTTTGTCTAAGAATTTAATGTTTTTGACCTCTCCTATTTTAACCCGTTCGCCATCCATTCCCTTACCCCATAATTCTTGAATCTTAATGTCGGCAATTTGTTTCCGAGCAACAGGTGAAAGGTCGTGAATATTCTTCATACAGTTCTCCTCGTCAAAGAATTCAATCGGGTCAAATCGGAGCCATTCAGACAATTCTTTGATCACTTCTTCAAGGGTTACTTCGTTAGCTTTTGCCCGTTGTTCCTGTATTTGCTTCACCCTTTGTATAACCTTTGGATCAGCCATAAGCTTTGAAGATTCACACCAAATAGATTCATCTTTCCATTTTTCTGAAACAGGATAAGCCTCTCGGTAAGCATCGGCATAGGTTTTCCCGGCTGCAACAGCTTGGGCAAATTTCTCTTGTTTATCGGTTAATTCAGGCATATCATTTATTTTTTACTTGTTCAAATACTTACATCGTAACATTGTAAATGTTTTTCTTGACTGTGGAGGTGAACTTATGTATGTATTAAGATATTTCATCGCACTTTCAACTCCCAAATCACGCCTCGATCTTAATTTTCCACGACAATAAAACCAGTCATCATATTTTCTAGGCACTGGGGTTCGTGAAAAAAAACTTTTAAACCAAGCAATTTTGTTTTGTCGCCATTCGTTTTTCTTATAACTTACAATTCTGAGAAACTTCTGAATGTTTTCTTTCCCCTTTATTTGGGGTTTTCGGTACCAAGTATGACAGCCCATCTCAATTAAATTTTGCAATATAGTTTTCCTTCAACTGCTTTAGCGTAGCAAGAAACTGGAATTCTAATCCCGGGTTCTTAGATAAATAACTCCCAAACACAGATAAAAAGAACTGATTAAATTGTTCATTTTTTTCCATGTGGTGAATGAATGTATTTGCCAATAACCTCACATCGCCTTTAATTGATAATATTGCCGTTTGAGCTTCGACATCTCCCCTCATGTATAAAATAGAGTTCTTTGGGTCTCCTTCATTAATCCACTCAAACAAATCCACAATTGCTTTATCAATCTCTTGCTTGTCTTCTTTTGATAATTCGATTTTTTCTGTCATTTTGATATGTTTTATCGGTGACGTTGTGTCATTTTGCTAGTTAATTTTAATTAACATTCATTGCCTTGATTTGCCTTACCACATGGCGAGCTTCACGAGGCACCAAGGAGAATTTTTCAGCAAACAGCCGTATAAGATCTTCTCGTTTAATATTATGAGGATTTTGCTCAACAAAAACAGCCATCTCGGGATTTTCTGTGATCAAGTCCTTATAATAATCTCTAACTATATCCCCTGCTCTTTTCCCTGACATAAAGGCTTTTTTCCCTGCTTCCTGATAGAGATAGTTTGTCTCATAGTTGATATCTGTCCTGATCAAAGTTAAAAACTCTTGGATCACGAATTCTTTCTTTTCATTTCTCAGTCCTGCCATCTTCAATCATTTTATCAGCGTAATCATTAGCTTGTTGTTCAAACTTATTGTCAACAAGATACATATTTATCAGGCCAACAACAAATAATGCAGCAAGAAATAACCAAAAGTCCAAAATAATCAACATTGGGGCCAATCCCATGGCCAATCTTAAAACAAAAACTTTCTTTGCATGATGCTTCATGTGATAATACTCATGATGAAATGTCCATTGCAAAGCCTTTAATTCCTTATTTTTCCCGTGTTTCATGTAGAATAGTTTTTCATTGAGATAAACAGTATTCCACCAATAAAAACCTGAATGTCTTTCCTTCCGATATGTCTTTATGTTGACATTATATTTCGTCCTTAATTCAAACACTTCCTTATTTGGAGTGTTATATATAGACCCACTTTTTACAAAATTGTAGATTACACCTACATAAAAATAGTAGGCACAAAGTCCAATAGATAAAATTATTGCTGTTGTCATCACAATTATCTTTTAGGATTATGAACTATGATTTTTACTTTTCGCCATGCTTTTTTCACCTCTTTGTCTGACACAAATTTATCTGATAAATTCCAAATGTGGTTAAGCAAAACAACTTCTTCCTTATCGAAAATCAAAACATGTTTAGCGTCTTCTGGATTTACCAACAAATAAAATCTGTCATCTAAATAAAAAACATCACCTGGCTTTACTTTGTTGCTGTCAGTTATTTTGTAATAAACATCACAAGAATTAAATTTTTTAAACCCGTCATCTTTTGGATTTATTCCTTTTGATTTCATTTCTTCCTACATTTATCAATTTCGACATTCAAATCAAAAGCAGCCATATTCTCATCGGTCAATTCCATAATTTCTCTCAATTCCTGATCCAGAAGATGAATGTTAACATGAGCGTAAATAAGGGCATTTACAAGCATAGCCTTATTAAAGCCATCAAGTATCTGCTGAGGACAAGAAACTGTCTTATACTTGCCAAAAACCTTCTCCGATGGGCTTAATTCTATTCCATTCATTATTTTGTTGCTTAATTCGACTTGTTTTTCCCTTCTAATAGTATTGTCTCGAAGATAAACCCAATTAACTACGCCTAATTTGTGTGCATAACTCCAGTGAGTGTTTTCATTGAGAAATAGCATCAATCTACCTTGGTCTACATCACGGACATAAAGCCAAATTAATTTCCAATTCTTTTTCAGAAAGAAAAAAGCGGCATATCCCGTAATTAAGTATATAGGGGTAAATAAAAACACAAACGGAACCTTAAATACAACCCATGAAATCAAATACAGCAGCATAAACACTCCGGAACCCATAAAATACAAATAGATGTTGGTTGCCTTTTTCACATTTCGATCTTGAAAACGTTTTTTTGCTTTCTTGATCTCTTTTTTGGTTAATTTCTTTTCAGCCATACCTTATTTATTTGACCAATCAACAACATACTTAATCCACAATCTCAGCTTGAAGAATATTGCCCCTTTTCGAATCATCGGGACAACTTCATTTTTCTTAATCCTGTGACTTTTTGAGTACACCGCCCATACTTGAAGTTGGCACTTTACCCCATTCGAGTCAAAATCTCCAGCCGGCACTTTGTAACCTATAAGATCATCGGGAATTTTGCCTGTTTTCATTACGCTTAGAGACAAAGCCTTTATTGCGGGCTTAATCTTGGCTTCCATTTCTCTAGCCTCAGTCCTAGTTATTGATTTTTTTTCAATCATAAATTAACTGTTTTTGTTTTTACAATTCCTTTTTTTGAATAATGAAGTGCTAAAATAGAACTTATTTTGCAAAATTCAAAATATTTTTGATGTTAATTCAAAATGATTTATCTTTGAAATTAAATCACTAAAAATTAAAGGTCATGTGTACTTGCCTTGCCGATAAACAAGCCGCTTTAACAGCCGCAATGCTTAGCATAAATCCTGGAGCATCAACCGTGGATTCTGTAAAATTTACAACCCAGAAATTTGATTCTGAATCAGAAGTTATGGCTCTTTATCTTCCTGCATCTGGAATTTTCAAATCAGGAGTAAGAACTAAAGAGTTTCAAGTTATGCAGAAACTTACCTATTGTCCCTTTTGCGGGGTGGCATATTAATTTATTTTTTTCTTGTGCTCGGTCAATTTCTTATTGCTTTCAAACTTGCCATTAATGATATAACCTATTGAGCCATTATTTTAAACTTGTTTTACAAACCTTCCTGTTTTTCGATTGTAACACTTACCGTCTAAAACGAAGACATAATTTGGCGCAAAATCAAGCCTGTATTTTATTTTAACTCTTATTATTATGTGATTTTCTTTATAAAACATATCTCTTTGTATTAAAGTTAAAAAGCAATCATTTTAATAGGGCTTTCAGTATCCAAAATATCTGAGTCAATTATCTTAATATACCCGGCGGTCGTGTTAATGTTTTTGTGTCCTGCAATTTTTTGAACTCTCCTTAAATCAACCCCGTTTTTTATTAATTGAGTCAAACACGAGTGTCTTAAACTATGACTTGAAATGTGTTTATGTACGCCGGCCTCTTTTGCTTTTGTTTTTACTATATTTTGAATGCTAGATACCGAATATTTGCCTCCTTTTGATCCTTCGAATAAATACTCGTTGGTTTTGTAGATGTTCCAATATTGCCTTAAAAGCGTCAAAATAGAGCCGTCTAACATTACAACTCTATCAACCTTTCCTTTTCCTGATCTGATGATTATTTTGTTGTTATTCGTGTCAATGTCTTTTATCTTCAAATTAACAACTTCCGAAACTCTTATTGCACAAGAGTACATTAATGCAATTATTGATTTGTGTTTTAGGTTTTGGGTAAAATTTAGAATTCTTAAAACTTCATCGGGGGATAAAATATCTGGCTGCTTCTGTTCCATTTTTGGCCTTGGTAGAACACTGTGGTCAAAAGGCCTGTTGTAAATTTCTCTATAAAGAGCCTTAAATGAGTTAATGATAGCCATCTGGGTCGAGCTACTAATTTTCCTTTTCCTTTCACCTACAATATAAGCTCTTAAGTTATACTCTGTGATTTCTTCAATTGGAATATTTAATCTTTTGGAAACATATTTAATAACTCCAATATACGAAGAAACAGTTTTTTCACTTAAATTTCTTAGAAGTAATTTTTCTTCAAACTCCACAATCATATCCATATCCGTATATATTTAAAATGTGCATACAAATATAGGAATATATAATTATATGCACAAGTCTAGGCTATCTATACGTTGTGGTCAATGCTAATCCTCGCAGTCAGATAAGTCTAATTTGTCGCCCCATTCGACTCCAAAATTGACACCTATATGCTTGCAAGCTGACAATATAGATCGCTCGATGTGATCAATTGGCTCTGACACTCCATCTCTTTTTCTTTTCCCAGTAGGATAACCGAGAGCTTTGCGAATATCTTTCATCGCGTATTTTATCTCGAGAGAAAAAGACTGTAAATCTTTTTGAGAGACAATAAATTGATTGTGTATAGGTGAATAATCCATTTTAATTAATTTTTAAGTTATAATATTTATCTGATAATCTGATT